CTGGACGATAACGCGAAGTCGAAAGGCTCCGATATTATCGACGTGCTCCAGCGCGTTGGCGGACTTGCCAGCCAACTGGATTACAAGCAAGCCGCCGCGCTGGGTTCCACCTTTCTGACACTCGGCACCCCGGCCGAAGTTGCCGCCAGCGCCACCAATGCCATGGTGCGCGAACTCTCAATCGCTACGGTTCAGGGCAAAAACTTTATGCAGGGTCTGGACGCCCTCGGCCTCAGTGCCGAAAAAGTCCAGAAGAGCATGTCAGTGGACGCGATGGGCACAATCATTTCAGTGCTGGAAGCATCCAAAAAACTGGCCCCGGATCAGCAGGTAGCCAACCTTACCCAGATTTTCGGCAAAGAGTTCGGCGATGATGCGCAGAAACTTGCGAACAACCTGCCCGAACTACGCCGCCAGATAGAACTGACGCAGGGCGCAGCCGCTAAAGGCTCCATGAATCGTGAATCTGATATCAATAAAGCTTCCCTTTCTGCTCAGTGGCAATTGACCAAAACCGGCACGGTTAACGCATTCAGTTCAGCAGGGGAAACCCTTCGCGATCCGCTGATGGATATCATGCTTACCGTCAGTAAGGTGGTTGGCAGCGTCCGCCGCTGGGTTGAGGCAAACCCGGCGCTGGTTGGCTCAATCATGAAAGTCACCGCAGCCATAGGCGCGTTGCTGGTTGTTGTGGGTGGTCTGATGCTGTCCATCGGTGCAGTACTCGGCCCGATGGCACTTGTTCGCCTCAGCTTCACCACATTGGCCGGAGAAGGAGGAATAGCGCGGCTGACTGGCGGAGTAATGCGCCTGGGTGGTGCGTTCCAGTGGCTTGCTGGCTCGCCTATGCAGGCATTGTTAAGCGCCGGTCGCATGGTATTCGGCCCGCTTATCACGCTACTGGCTGGCATTTCTGCGCCCGTCTGGGGGCTGATTGCTCTCTTTGCTGCGGCAGCAGTGGCCGTCATTAAATTCTGGGAACCAATACAGGCATTTTTCACTGGTTTCTTTAACGGCATCATGACGGGCTTACAACCTGTATTTGATGCTTTCAACGCTGTTTTCGCTCCATTAGCCCCAATCTTTGACGCGATAGGCTCCGCTATTAGCGGCGTTTGGGATTGGTTTACAAAATTGCTTGAACCGATCAAATTTTCCAGCGATGCGCTAGAAACTTGCACTACTGTTGGCGAAACATTTGGGAGGGTTCTGGGTACTGCAATAAGCGGTTTGCTTTGGCCGCTACAAAAACTGATGGAGGGTGTCGGCTGGGTACTGGAGAAACTTGATCTAATTCCTGCTGGACTTGATGCAGCAAACGCCAAAGCAGAAAGCCTTAAAAAAGATCCCGTTGTCTGGGAGTGGGATCCGCAGCAAAAGAAAATGGTTAAAAAGGATTGGCACTGGTCGCCGGATAAACCAAACCAACCTAAACCGCCAAAACCACCAATAACGCCGAAGCCAGTTGGCATCCCAGACCTTATGGGAGCGCCAAACTTAACGCCGAAGATGAGCAAGAGTCTGGATAAAATCGCAGACAACACGGGAAAAATGGCGGCAAAAGACGGCCCCGGCGAAATTGTCTTCAAGAATAAGCAGCCCTATATCCCGATCCGTGGCGGATATTCGGAACCGCTTAAGCAGGCGCAGCGCCAGCTACCATCCCTTACCGATTGGGTGACGCAGCAGGCCGGATCGCTGATCGCTTCCGTTACGCCTTGGCAGGTTGAGAAGCCCGCCGCACGGATGCCTGTTTCGGCGTCTCCGTCTGCGGCTTCCGTCGCTGCGCTGATGCCTGCTCCGGGTGGCGATGTATATAACCTTAACTTCGACTTTAGCGGCCAGAAACTGGATGAAGAAACCATTATCAGGCGCGTGCGCGAAGAACTTGCGTTAGCGAAGCAACAGGCCGACCGGCGCAAGCGCTCCCAACTGACCGATCACGTCTAAGGCAATATCATGATGATGATTCTGGGGATGTTCCCCTTTTCACTGCAAACCACACCTTACCAGAGTGCGAATAAAACCAACTCCTGGCGGCACGTCAAAAACGATCGCGTGGGGAAATCCCCGCGCTATCAGTTCATCGGCGCAGATGAAGAACCGTTCGTACTCAGCGGCACGCTGTACCCCGAAATAAGCGGCGGTGATGTGTCGCTTGTCATGCTGGAAACTATGGCTTTTTCCGGGCGCCCGTGGCCCCTGATAGAAGGCACGGGCAGGATCTACGGCATGTATGTAATTGAGCAGATCACGCAAAACCGGACGGAGTTTTTTAAGGACGGGAAGGCAAAGAAAATTGATTTCACGCTCAACCTGAAACGGGTAAGCGAGGACATACGGGAAAAGCTGGCTGAAACCACCACCGACGATCTCTTCTCTCTGGTGAAAACCAACCTTTCGATATAAGAAAAGCGGGCCATTGCCCGCTTCGTCTTCCGTAATACACCACCATAACTGACCGTGCTACAGCACCGTTAAAAGTGACCGTACTCGATACACACGGCCAGCACGGTTATAACCGGCCATGCGTGCCGGAATTCTTATCTCTGGTCGCTGGGAATTTTTTGTAAAGCGTAGATATCCCAACATCATAAATTATGGCAACCCTCCGGCGCGATTCCCCTGCCGCTATTAACCTACCCGCCTGCGCCCATTGTTCTGGTGTTAGTTTTGGACGTCTACCGCCGATCCTTCCCTGCGCGCGAGCGGCCACCAGTCCTGCACGCGTACGCTCGACAATCAATTCTCTCTCCATCTCTGCCAGTGCTCCCATAACATGAAAAAAGAAACGCCCCATTGGTGTTGAGGTATCAATACTGTCAGTCAGGCTGCGGAAGTTCACGGAACGTTGCTTTAGTTCCTCCACCAGAATGACCAAGTTCCGCATACTCCGCCCAAGACGATCCAGCTTCAAGACAACAAGCGTATCTTCTGGAGAAAGGCGCTTTAGTAATTTTTTAAGCCCTGGCCTTTCCGCTGTTCTCCCGCTCATTTTATCTTCAAAAATTAGCTCACATCCTGACCGCTCAAGCGCATCACGTTGCAAAGCCGTGTTCTGGTCATTTGTTGATACGCGCACATATCCAATAAGCATGGTTTTTCATTCCTTTAAAACGATAAATCATGCCATTCGGCTAATAATTATGCATTTTCAAAAACGTTGGTTTAGGAGATGGCTCAGGCCGCTACAGCAACGTTGTTAGCTACGGTGTATCTGGAACCTATACCTGGCCCGCAGACGTGAAATTTATCGAAGTGATTGTTACGGGGGCAGGCGGCGGTGGCGGTGGGTGTAATGCCACATCTGCCAGTGAAACTTATTTCGGAGCCGGTGGAGGCGCTGGAGGTACTGCATTTGGATTAATACGAGCAACCGATCCGGGTGCTGGCCCAGGAACCTACAAAGTAACAGTTGGCCTTGGTGGTACAGGCGGTGAAGGAGCATCAGGGGGAAGCGATGGTGGAGATTCCGTGTTTATGACGCTTACAGGCTTTGGAGGTAAAGGGGCAAAACGAGAAACTCCAGATAATACGGCAGGCGGGGCTGGAGGGCTTTCCTCTGGAGGCTACCAAAGAATAGCTGGAGGGTTTGGAGAGGATGGTCAATCTACAACCCGGTCAATATCAGGCAAAGGTGGTGGCAGTTTTTGGGGTGGCGGTGGTATAGCGTCAAATATGGCTGCGCCTATCGCACGTGGAGGCGTTGGAGATGGCGGCGGCGGTGCTTATGACATGCTTCACCGTGGCATTAGTGGAAGCGGAGCTAATGGCGGAAATGGGGTTGTGATAATCAGGGAGTACCGTTAATGAATAACAATTACGCGATAGTCATAAACGGCATTGTTGCCAATATTATTGTATGGGATGGAGTGAATGACTGGAAACCATCCGAGGGGGAAGTTATTCCACTTTCCGATAATGCTGGTATCGGATGGGGATATTCAGATGGAAAATTCTCCCCTCCGCCTGAGCCTGAGAAAACACACAACGAACTTGTTGAAGAAGCTATTGCCAAAAAGAACTCGCTCATAATGAGTGCCAATGAGTTCATGAACGGCAAGCAGTGGCCTGGTAAAGCGGCTATTGGAAGACTGAAGGGCGAAGAACTCGCTCAATACAATCTGTGGCTTGATTATTTGGATGCGCTGGAGGCCATTGACACCGCCAGCGCACCAGATATCAAATGGCCTACACTTCCGGCTTCGGTGGAAGGTTAATGTTCGGCGCGGTGCTGGTATCAACCTTCGTCAGTTGATAGCGGTACCGCTGCCATTCTGCCAGCCGTGGCAGGTCGGCATCGTCTATATAGCCTCCAGCCTGAGCATCGGCCAATGGGGCGATAATTGCTGTCGCCTCCGCCAATAATGCGGTTTTCGTCTGTTCCGCTTCTGTCACTACTGCCTCGTGCAGTGCCTTCGTATCTGTCTCCCATTCGCTGCCGTTCCACTTATCGTATGGAGTGATAGGAGCCAGCGTTGTAGTACCGCCCGGGTAATCACCCAGTGCCGTGATGGCAACCGCTTCGCCTGTTTCAGTGCTGTAAACAATCTCACCACGACGATCAGCTACATATTCCCACGCACTGAGATCTGCTGTCCGGCAAATGGCAAAATCCACTTTGCTTTCGCCTGGCTTATCGGTGCAGGAATTAGCGGGCAAACCAACACCTACGGCCAGATATTCTACTGACGAGGAAAGGTATTCGCGCGTTTCGCCGTCATAGTTAAAAACGGTGATATTGCCAGCTACCGTGGCAATAAACTCGTTGTTTAATTTTGCCTGAGCCATTATGCAGCCCTCACGATGTAGTTAAACGCAGTATTACATGGTGCTGTCTCATTCTGGCCTTCTTCAGTTATATACACACCACTGCTTCCCGAAACCGCATAATATGTTGTTGCTGCTGCTTTCCTTGATTGTTCATGTACGGCAGGGGTTTTAGTTCCATCTCCATTACCAAATAAAAATCCATGAGTATGCTTCCTAATTTTATCAGCGGCATACGACAAAATAGCTCGACCACTATCCAGCCCTCGTCCGTCATCCCAGCCACGAATAAACACACCTCGTAAATCCGGGAGGGTGCCGGAGGGATAAGCAACAGCCAGCTTTGGATACTGCGCTAACGAAAACGGTGCCCCGTTGCATTTCAGAAAACCAGCAGGAGGGATTGCTGACGGCCATGGGACAGGTACGCCGACAGGCAACGCAGAGCCTTCTCCTAAACCAAGGTTTTGTAGAAAAACAGAAACGTTTTCTATGTCTGAACCATTTGCCGATTTATCCATCTTTCCAGCGAGTGAATTTGTTACGGTGGTAGCAAAGTTAGGATCATTACCCAAAGCCGCAGCAAGTTCATTCAGCGTATCCAGCGCTTCAGGCGAAGAGCCAACCAAAGCAGCAATAGCAGCCTGAACGAAAGCTGTATTTGCAATTTGAGTAGAACTATCTTTGCCTTCCGCCGTTGGCGCAGTCGGCCTGCCAGTAAGAGCGGGACTTTCTTTTGGTGCGTATTGTTTATGCGGATCAGCCGCAGCTACATGCGCTGCCATTTTCTGATCAACATAGCTTTTCACCTGGATGATCTGATCATCAACATACTTTCGGGTTGCCAGAACTACCGAAGGGTCAATTTTCAGCGTTACGGCAGCGGTGCTGCTGACAATCAGGATCATGCGTACAACCTGTACGCGCCCGCTTCCCTCCTGTAACTGCGGCTTATACGTTTCCGCACAGTTGGCTACGGCAATCATATCGCCGTCTTTATCGAATAAACCGATTTCACGGATCCACCACCCGCCCTCGTCTTCAGGTATCACCTGCTCGGCAATAATCTGGTTGGCGTTATTCGGGTCAATGCTCAGACTATTAAGCGGCTTGCGGCGCAGCTCATGAACCAGCGCCGTTTGTGCCGGGTTCGGCGTCGGCAACACGCCGTTACCATCGCCTACAGCCATCTGGGTGATTTCAACCTGCGCACCCAATGCCGTGGCATTTGCCAGTTTCGCCGCGCCCACATTGGTTAGCACGGCATAATATTTAGTCGCCACTTGCGATCTCCACGGTGTCAATTAAATGGATTGCCGCCCCGGTGTAATCATCACCGCCCACGGCTATGGTTTCAGGAAAATACGGGTACACGGTTAGCGTATCGCCGGAATAACTGCCCGCGCCGATATACAGATCGCCGGTTGTTTGCAGGTGAAGAGACATTCCCAGCATATGACGGCTGCACGGCTTCACATCGGCGATCAGGCGTTCAAGTTCCTGATAGGTTTCTTCACTAATGCCCTGGTCTTCCACGCCAATATCCAGCGTGAAGGTGCCCGGTGCGGTGTCGATGTTCCACCACTCGTTAACCCGGATGAAGAAGCCGAACGGCTCCACAACCCGGCGCATGGCGCCCGTTGTACCCTTGTACTTATGCAGGTAAAACGCATCGGCCACCGCCTTTCGTTTTGTGTTTATCGGCCAGGCCTCATCCCAGCGATCAACGGAGAAGGCCCACGCCAGATAGGGCAACAGATCAGCCCGACACGTCCACGGGTTCCACAACTGGCGCAGCGGCACGGGCACTTCACCCAACGACGCACAGACGCGCGCGGCGACGCGCTCCATTCGGCTGGCGCTGGGTGGTAACAGGTCATTACTCATCGTAACCACCCACCGTTATGGTGTATTCGGTGCAGTGCGATGCCTGGTAGTCACTCAGCACAATATCCGCAACAGGCTGCGCCAGTTCCACGCGCTGGACGCCTTCGACGTGCAGGGCGGCGTAGATAGCTGAAAGACGGATATCGCGCCCTAAGCGATTCTGCGCGGCAATATACGCCTGTAACTGCTGTTCCGATGCCTGCCGGACGGGTTCAGCTTCCGGCCCCGGATAGATGTAAAGCGTTGCATCAATCTGATACGGCACGATCTCCGCAGACTGCACCGTTACCCTGTCGGCCACCGGGCGCACTTCTTCATCGTTCAGGGCAGCAGCGACCACGGAAAGCAGATCATCGCTGGCCGTTCCGTCACCTTCGCGCGACAGCACCGAAATGGTGACGCAGGCAGGCGTAGGACTCACCGCCGAAATATCAGCTACGCGCCCGTCTGCTGAACGCCCCCAAAATTCATACGCCGCAGTTGGCCCGGCCACGCTCAGACCTTCAAAAGCCTGCTGGGTACGCGTGCGTAAATCTGGGTCTGACTCCATCACGGCTTCAATTGGCGGTGTAACGCTGTCGTCTTCTTCCTGAATGGTCAGACGTTCAACGTTGAAATTGACCGCCAGATTATCCAGATCGCTATCCGTGGAATAAGCCAGCATCACCGCGCGGGCTGCTTCATTCACCCGCTGGCGCAACAGCAATTCGCGATAGCAATTCTCTTCCAGCAGCATGGTGATCGGCTCCGATTCAAGCTCAAGCGTGCGGGCGATCTCTTCCTGCTCGTCTTCCGGGTACATCGCAATAAATGCCGCCTTGCGCTGCGCGAAAAGCGTTTCGAAGTCCAGCGGTTCAACCACCACGGGCGGCGGTAGCTGCGATAAATCGATCGTGCCGCTCATGCCTGGCCCCTCAATGTAATATCAGCGTTAAATGGCGTCTGATTGTCGGTGCGATTGGCCTGGATAGTGGCAACCAGCCGACCGGCACCCGGCGCGCTCAGGGTGATACTGGTCAGAGAGATCCGCGGTTCCCATAAATACAGGGCGCTGTAGATGGCAGACATAACGCGCAGCTTCGTTATGGCGTTATCGACCGGCTGATCTATCAGGTTGAAAAGCTGCGAACCGTAAGCGCGGCGCATTACACGGGAACCGATCGGCGTTAACAGAATATCGCCGATAGACTGCGCTATATGCTCGTTGTCGGTGATGGCATGGCCTGAACTGGCATTCATGCCGCTGTAACGGACTGTACTCATACCGGGCCACCTGTATTACTACCACCGGACTGGACGCCGCTATGTTTGTGAGAATGGACAACAACACCATTAGACGAAAGCGATCCGCCTGAATGGGTAATATTGCCCTTCATTTCCCCGCCCTTTTGCACTTCCAGCGTGGCGGTGATCAGCTTGTTGGTGCAGACCACTTCCGGCGTGTCCAGGGTAACGCGCGTATCTGCCTTGACCGTTACCACCGGCACGGTGGCGGTAATGGATTCCGACGCGGTGACGCTTGCCGTTTTTACCCCGCTGACAACCAGCGCGCTGGCCTCCGGGTCATATGAAATACGGGCGCCATCCGGGTGCAGGATCACGCAGGTGGTAGCGCCAGCATCTGGCGGCGGTGCGTCTTCGCTGTAAAGGCTTCCGGCAATAAATGCCGTCTCCATCTCACCGCAGGGGCACAAAATATATACCTGTTCGCCCACTGTCGGCGCCCACCACGTCACGGCTTCACCGGCGCGCGACACTGCCCAGCGGATCCAGTCGGTTTTGTTCTCGCCGGTTTCGACGCGTGCAAGATACTTTTCCGTATCCACTTCCAGCACGGTGCCAATGCGGGCGAGATTGCAGATAAGGCGATAGAGTTCGTTTAAATTCATAGTGCTGACTGTTTCCCGTGGTGCCGGTTACGCTGTCCGGCGTCGCTTCCACCCGGTAGCAGGCTTTACGACCGTTTTGGGTTTTTTGGGTTATGCAGTCAGTATCAGGAGTCGCGCGCGCGCAAACAACGCGGCGCCATTGTGGCGGGTTGGTGACAATCAAATCTCTTGCATGAAGGCAACAACAGTATCGGCCAGCCAGTCTAAATCCCCCTCGGTCATGCCCAGGAGTTCACGCACCGGGTAGCGTGCACGGGCACCCGGCACCACGTTATCGACTTCACCGTACTGGTGAACGCTGGCAATTTCGGCGGTATGCCCCTGAAAGCCAACCACGGCCATGCCGCCCGTACCGTAAGCCTTAAGAAAGCGTGCGGTGCGCAGCTTACGGAACATCGGATCCTTTCTGGTGCGGTTCTGCTTTGACTGGTTGAGATTGATTTCAATATAGCGCTGGATATCGCGCTTATAGAACGTGCGCAGGGCACCGCGATCAACGTCATAGCCGGTGATTGCGCGGTGCTCCCCCCTGCCCGTGGTTCGCCAGTTGCGTAACTCCCTGGCCTCATCATTCCATATGAACTTTATCCCGCCCTGGGTGCGCAGGATTTTGCGGCGGCGGGCCTGATAGCTTTCACCGCTGGGGTTCTTCTGGCTGGCAATACGCTTTTGCTGGCGCTTACGCAGCCCGATCGCAACGTCGCGCGTCAGCTTGCGACGGTGCCCCGGCGAAAGCTGCGCGGCCACACTGGCTAACCAGTCGTCTAACTGCTGGAAGAGGGGATCGGTTTGTTGTCCTGCCATGTTTCGCCGCTGACCTCATCAACAAATACCAGTGACCACGCGCCAATTTCTGGCCCCGGTGCAGGGTCAGCACGGTGACGGGTGACGATCTCGCCATTTTCACGGGTGACGATCACCGCTTCATCAGCCTGAATCTGGATCAGCACGTCCATCGTGCTGTTACTCAGAATATCGGCTTCAAATGTTATGCCGTTCTGCTGCCTGTCCGGGTTAAACAACAGATCAGGCTGATATAAGCGCGCCCATGCCAACACCGGCACGCTGATAGTATCCAGAGATTCAGGATAATCCATCACCAGCACTTCCAGCGTATAGCGATACTCAAACGCAGCAGCACGCTGGCCGGTGCTGACCATACGGCCTTTACGCAGGTAAACCGCCAGATTATCGGGATTCTCACGCAGCCAGGGCACATGCTGGCTTATCATCTGGCGCAGCAAATCGGGTTTAAGCATTACTTATTCCCCCCGGACTTAACCGCATCATACGCAGCCTCACAGGCTAATCCTCTGGCTCTTGCTTCATCAGCTTCTCTTGCCAGTTCCCCCGCTCGCTCGTCAGCCCGCTTAAACAGGTCGGCAAGCAATGCGGCACCGCTGGCTTTTGCCTCGCTTCTGCCGGAAGTTCCGGCACCACAGGCGCGTTCACGGTCTGCCAGTTGCCTGGCGAGTTCGTCGGCTTTGGCGTGCAGCCCACGAGAAACAGCACTGGCACGATCGGCAGCAGCCTGCACGCCAGCAAGCTGCTGGCTGGTTTGTTTTCTGATCGCATCAATTTCACCTTGTCGGCGTTGTTCTTCTGCCCTGGCCTCAGCCTGCCTTTGTGCCAGTGCGGTGGCGTCGCGTGCATCACGTTGCGCCCACTCTTCACGCCAGTGCTGATCGGCATCACCGTAACCGGCGCTGTAACGCCAGTGGCTAAAACCCCCCTACAGCAGCAGCGGCCAGCACAAGACAAACGATCACTTTCCAGCGTGACAACCCCATCTCTAAACCTCTCGCCAGCTCGCACCGTCAATACCGGACGTGCTGGAGCACTGTCAAAAATGACCGCGCTCGATACGCACGGCCAGCACAGTTAAAAATGACCTGCACGGCACATCAGGCAGGGTAATCGGCATAAGGTAACTGGAAGTGTGGCCCGTCTTTGAGCGTCTTCCAGTCTCCGCCCCACTCCACCGGAATGCCCAGATTTTTACCCGCCTGCTTAAACGCCTGGGAAATCTGCTGGTAATACAGCCAGTCCCATGAACCGGCAGGCGTTGGATAAGCGAAAACATCAACGGCGTGACCGGAAATATGCCTGCTGTTCATAGTCTGGCTTTTACGTTCCGCAACCAGTTGCTTTTGACGTTCGACAGTACGCAAACCTTCCGTAATGCCGAAATCAACCGGCGAAAGCTCCAGCGCCAGCCTGACTACCTTCGCCAGATCGGGATGCACACCACGCAGGTTATTTTCACTTCGCTGACTGAATTTAAAATTATTTGCCATTACGGGCACCTCGTTTGCTTATGCTCATTACGTCCGCTCTGTTAACAATCTTCATTACATTGCCTTTGGCCGATAAAACAGCCACACAGAGCGCCATATTGATCGCCGTCTCCGCAAAGTTTGCGGTTGAATACCTTCCGGTAACGATCAGGATGGTGACTGAACCGCACGCAACTATGAGCACCCAGGCAAACAAAGCAGCCATTCGCTTATGCTTTGCCCCATTGCGCTGATAAGTACCCAAAGTTACCGCGATTACTGCGCATGTAATTGCATTCACGATAAGTAGAACTTCATTTAGCGTTACCATCGCCACCCCCCGAAAATAAACGCCCTGGGTTTATTTTTCTGAGCATGAGAAGTACATAAACCCCCAGCGCGGCGGCGACGGTTGCCCCAATAGATTTACCCACCGTAATGCCGTCAGGGAGGTACTTACCGATCGCCAACGTGATAAACCCGGTTGTCATATCTGCCGCGAGTACGCCAATCAAAAAAGAAGCAATGAAATACCCAATTTGAGCGAACCGGCTTAACTCAGCAGCGGAAAGCACATACACCACAGCCCCGGCAAAAGCGCCGACAAAAACGCCCGCGTCAGTGCCTGATAACATGCTGGCAAATGTGACGCCTGTAATAGTCACCGTTGCAGCGGCAGCGCCGGAAATTGGCTCACCGACCATACTTACACCCCGCTTAGTCCTCTGAATTATTCATTTTTTAATCAATCCCATAGCTGCACGGTTTCCCGCTGGGCTGGCGGCTGGATCTCTGGCAGGTAGACAATCTGCCCGGCCTGCAACTCAGTTGCGGCGGAAATGCCCTTATTGGCATCGATCACCGCCTCGGTAACGCCTGCTGTTCTGCCGTAATAGCGCCAGCAAAGCAGGTCGATCGTGTCGTTTTGCTGCGCCTGAACGTTCATTACACCAACTCCGCAAGGCCCCGGCTTTCGTCCTGGATATCACGGATTGACCAGCGCACATCCCGCCACAGCGTATCGATCTGCGTGCTCAATGCCGCCGCGTGGTCTTCGCCTTTACTGGTGGTGTCAATATCGCGGTAGCCTTCAATCAACAGCGCCTTAGTGAGTGAATACACAGCGTTTTTATAGCGCCATACCTTCACGGAAGTGCCATTCACCGGACTGGCCGGAATTTCTGCCAATGACTCATATCCCGCATCAATCTGCACCTGGCGCCACAGGAAAAGCTGATCATTAACATGGGCCACCGCTTCCACCGTTCGCGACATCAGGCGATCGGTAGTCACCTGCCCATCAAGACGCATCGCGCGGCGTAGTTCAGCCAGCGAAATGACCGGCCAGAACGGCAGGCTTTCAACTTTCGCGCCGCCATCATCAGGCACCGGATCGGATGGTGGCCGTACTGGCTCAGTGGCTACCAGACTCATGATCTCTACTCCGTATAAGTCAGGCGGTGGACGGCAGGACGAAGACGCGGCGTTGCCTGTTTTCGCCTGCCGTGCCGCCTGGGTGCGCGGGGGCACGTTCGGTTATGACGCCGCCTTCTGGCGGGCTGTCGTGGTGCTTTTCTTCGCTGCCGGTTTGCTTTTAGCGGCGGGCTTTTTGGTTTCCCGTTTCGCTCTTGGCTGGGCTGGCGGCTTTGCCGTCTGGGTTTCGGTGCTGTTTGCTTCTGGCTTGCCGTCTGCGCTGTCACCGTCAGCAGGTTGCCCGGACTTCTTAAGCGCACGTTGCAGAAGCTCAATATCACGGGTTACGCCTGCTTTTTTCGGGTTCAACACTGCCGCCTGGCGCAGGTATTCAACCGCAGCGGTAAGCGATTCAACGTTGTCAGTCAGGCGCAGCGTATACCCCAGCGCCTTAAGCAGCTTTGAGCGCACCTCATCCGGCATATCTTCGTTCAGGGTTAAGCCCCGTAATGCTTCCAGCAGGTCAGCGGCAACCGGCGCAACAGCCGGATTAGCTTTGAATGCAGCCAGGACGGGATCGCAAATTTCTTCCACCAGTACGGTGGCGGTGGTGCGGCGATACTGATCCGGCATCGGCAACTTATGGCGCAATACGTACTGACCAATGCGCATGGCTTCGGCGATATTTCCGCAGTCACAACACCAGATCATGACGGTGGTTAACACGTCGTCAGACTGGCCGGAATCTGCCGTAAGTACGCCTTCGATCCACGGCTGATAGTCCGGCAGCAGTTCGCGTTTTAAATCCGCTTTAGCCTTCTGGGACTGGACACGGCTCAAACGGGCTTTATCCAGTCGCAGGCGGTGAAGCATGGTTTCGTATGCCGTCATTTCAAGCTGCGACGGCTCACGGCTGGCGTGACGGCGTTCAGCCATCACGCGATTAAAATGTTGTTGAGCAGGTGTCAACATGATGCCCCCAAAGCGGCCAGCAGTTAGCTGGCCTGCGCTGATTTATGGTGCCGGTGCTGGTTCGGCGGCGGTAATGCCTTCGATCAGACAGCCGAAGCCGTAATCTTCAACAACATAGGCATCATTTGACGAACTGTAGGTAGAGACGCGGTTATATTCCGGCTCTTCCACAATGCGGCGGCGGTGCGCACCTTCCTGCCAGTAAATCGACAGATTTTCCCACGAAGTGATAAACATGCTGCCATCAGGGAAGAAAGGCGCGATGAACGAAGGCAGGTTGCCGATCGTCTTACGCGATGCGATCAACTGACCGGCCAGCGCTTCGGAGTTCGGGTTATTGGTGCTAACAGCGTTGATGATCGGGAACGAACGGCTAACCGTCAGATTACGACCGGTGATCACCACCAGATTGGGCGAATCTTTGTACCACTCGTCCATAAGTGAGTTAACCGCGTCATAAACCAGAGAATCGTAGTTACCGTAATCACCTTTAGCGATCACCTGGTTGGAATCATCGCGGCTGGTCACGGTGATATCTTTCATGACACGTTGCGGCGCGTTCGCGCGATACTGTTGCAGCCAGCCGATACCACAATCCTGCAAAAGCGGGTTAGCGTTGCGGTCGGACTTATCCGCGTAGCTGGTTCCGTTAAAGCCGATCATGATGCGATCAAGCGCGATACGCTGAATGATCTGATTGCTCAGACGCTGCTGGAAATCGGGGAATTTAGCCCAGGCATCAAGCTGCGCATAAGAGGCGAAAGTATCCGCGTTCACCTTATTACAGGTGTACTTGTTCGAATCCAGCGCCGTGACTGAAACAGGCTGGCGGCGATCGGTGGTGGAATTGTTGGTGCTGGAGATCGGGCCGCTCACACCCAGACCGATTTTTTCACCGGACTGATCGTTAACGCCGTAGATATTAATCTTCTTCAACATTTCGGAAGACTGCTGCACCTTGTCTTCAAGCGTCTGCTCAACGCTCGGATCAATGCTGAACGCCTTTGTTACGTGGGATTTGTTGATGTGATTGAGTTCGGCCTGTCGCTCAAGATACGCATCAAACAATTCACGGGTAGAATTACGCATAGTTATTTTTCCTGTACTGTTCCTTCGTTACTGACGGCGATCAGCAGTCAGCAAGCTGGGCGTTAGATTTTTCAGTTGCGCCGGTCGCTTCCGGGCGGCGGTATTTGCTGGCGTCCTGGGTAGAAAGCTGCGCTTTCATCTCGTCGAACTCAGAGCGCAACTTATGCACCGCTTCGGCGGTCTGCTTGTTCTTAAGCTGCCCAGCACTCAGTTTTTCCACCTTGTCCAGCAACTCACCCTGGCTTTCCGCTACCAGTTCAACCGCCTGGCGGATATCGCCATTTTCACGATCGAAGTGCTGGCGGGTTCCGGTCAGCATTTCCTTGATACGTGAAAAGAAGTTCTTCCCGGTGTCGGACGCTGGCGGCTCTTCCTGCGCAAATTCGAGGGATGATTCCAGGGTTTCAGTGAAGAAGCATTCAGGTGCGTAGTGACGCGCAGCCAGTGGGTTGGCGCTGGCGTTCTGGGTGCAAAACTTCATCATTTCGGTGCCCAGGCTCGCCGGGTTATCGGTACAAGCCAGCCCCATAAGGTAGGCCTTGCCGGTGTCGGCAAAGGACGGATGCACCTCAATGCTATGGTAGATTTTCTGGCGTTTACCTTTCAGTTCTACCAGTTCGTCCGTGGCGTCCACCTTCACCAGAAGCGCCAGTTTGCCCTTTAACGGGCCCTCGGCAATCTCTTCGGCTTTGGCTTCAACCACGTCACCATACGCGCGGAAATCGCTTGTCGGCGACCAGCCTAAAATGTGCTCCAGATTGACGCGGGCGCCATATACCAGGGGATCGTACTGTTCGGCCATTTCGGTGATGTGCTGACGTTCCAGTACTCGACCGTCACAGGTTGCGCCCTCTACTGCGGCGCGGAAAAAATTTGTCATTGGCATGGTGACAAAGCTCCGGGTTGGTAAGCGATTGATATTAACCAGTGCCCCAATCATTCCCTTTGCAGCCGGAAGGCGCAAAGCCTTCACTTTGTCGGACTCAGGCGACAACCAGCGGCGATATTGTTGCGCGCGCGAGCGCGATAGCCTGTTGCCATGAATACAGCCGAAGACCTCAGCACAAAAGCCAAAAGCCTCTACTGGCAGGCGTTTAGCATCACTCAGATTTCTAAGGAAATCGGGGTGAGCATTAACACGATCTACAGTTGGCGCCGCCGCTATGAGTGGGATAAAGCCACCCCCATGCAGCGGGTGCAGGATCGCACGCACGTTCGTTACCTGCGCCTGGTGGAAAAGGACGACAAAACACCGAAGGACTTCAAAGAAATTGACCTGCTGGCGCGCCAGCTTGACCGCTTTGAACGGCATGAGCGACGCGACCAGGAGAAAGAGAAGAAGGCGAAGACCCCGAAAAACCATTTCACCGAAGAACAGATAACCCAGCTTCGCGCCCTGGTCTTTGATTCGCTCTACGAGCATCAAAAACGCTGGTTCAAACAGTGGAACCGGCGTAACCGCTTTATCCTCAAATCGCGCCAGATTGGTGCCACCTGGTACTTTGCCCGCGAAGCGCTGTTGCGTGCGCTGGAAACCGGAAATAACCAGATATTCCTGTCAGCCAGCCGCGCCCAGGCGTTCCAGTTCAAGCGGTTCATTCAGAAGCTGGCACAGGAAATCGGTGTAGAACTCAAAGGCGGCGACGCCATCGTATTGAGCAACGGCGCAACGCTGTACTTTCTCGGCACCTCTGCCGCGACGGCACAGAGCTACACCGGCGATCTGTACATGGATGAAGCCTTCTGGATCAGCAACTTCATCAACCTGCGCAAAGTCGCCGCAGGCATGGCGACCCACAAAGGGCTACGCCGCACCTACTTTTCTACGCCTTCCAGTGAAGAACATGAAGCCTATCCCTTCTGGACTGGCGATCAGTTCAATAAGCACCGTTCACGGGCCGATCGGGTGGATATCGACACCAGTTATAAGACGCTCAAAAACGGCAAGCTGGGCGGGGATAACATCTGGCGCCAGATAGTCACGCTGGAAGACGCCGTGAAGCTCGGCTTCGATCTGGTTGATACCGATGAAATCCGTAACGAAAACTCCCCCGATGAATACGCCAACCTGTACGGCTGCATGTTCGTTAAAGCCGGGGAACGCGCCTTCGACTACAACGCAATTCTGGGCTGCGGCGTTGATGGCTACATGCCGGACGCGTGGCCGGACTGGAACCCGTTTGCACCCCGTCCGCTAGGTAATCGCCCTGTCTGGGTAAGCTATGACCCCAACGGCAGCAGCGGCAAAGGCGACAGCGCCGGGCTGGTTGTGCTGGCCCCGCCAGCCGTGCCGGGTGGTAAGTTCCGCGCGGTAGAACGCCACCAGTTACGCGGCATGGAGTACGAAGAGCAGGCCAAATTTATTAAAGAGATCACCACCCGCTACAACGTGCAGCACATTGCTATCGACGGCACAGGGATCGGCGATGCGGTTTATCAACTGGTGATCAAGTTCTTCCCGCAGGCGGTTAAATACAACTATTCACCGGTTCTTAAGCGGTCGATGGTGCTCAAAATGTTGATGGTCATTCGTGCCGGGCGCTTTGAGTTCGACGCCGGAATGATGGATCTCGCACAGTCGTTTATGACCGTGCGTAAAGTCACCGCAGGCGGCGTTATTACCTACCAGTCCGATCGGGCCCGTGGCAGCAATCACGGCGATCTGGCATGGGCAACTATGCAGGGCATTTACAACGAACCGATCGGCGCGGAAGTGACCGGCGATAACGGCAGTTTTGTGGAGGAGTTTTAATTGAGCGGCAAAAAAAAATTCAGGGCGCCAACTGCTGCGCCAGCCAGCACGGCCAGCAACGCAGCCACCCCGCTGGAAAGCGTGGAATCTTTCAGCTTTGGCGACCCGATCGCAGTCAACGATCGCGCGTCTCTTATGGAGTGCCTCGAATGCCATAACAATGGCCGCTGGTATGAACCACCGATCAGCCCCTACGGGCTGGCGCGTATGTTCGACGTTGCCGCCTATCACCAGTCACCGCTGATATTTAAACGCAATGTTATCGCCAGTTGCTACATACCGCACCCGCTGTTGACCCGGCAGGAGTTCACCGCCTGGGTGCAGGATTATTTAATTTTCGGTAACTGTTACATGGAATGCCGCCGCAACCGACTCGGCCAGCCGATCGAGCTGCGGCACAGCCAGGCAAAATATACGCGGCGCGGCATAGACCCGGCGCAATTCTGGTTTGTTCCGCGCTACGTTGACGATCACGCGTTCGAACCGGGCAGCGTCTGCCAGATCAAGAACCCCAGCCCGCACCAGGAGATCTACGGCGCGCCGGAATATCTGGCCGCGCTACAAAGCGCCATGCTGAACGGTGAAGCAACGGTATTTCGCCGCAACTACTACATTAACGGCAGTCATGCGGGGGTGATCGTCTACCTCACTGACCCGGTAGCGAATAATAACGATGTGGAAAAGCTTAAGAAGTCGCTGAAAGATGCACGCGGCAACGGTGCTTTTAAAAACCTGTTTGTCTACGCGGCGGGCGGAAAAAAAGACGGCCTGCAAATTATGCCGTTCAGCCAGGTGGCGGCGAAGGATGAGTTTACCGGCATCAAAGACGCCACCCGCGACGACCTGTTAGCCGCGCACCGCGTGCCGCCCGTTCTGATGGGGGTAATGCCGAATAACTCCGGTGGCTTTGGCGACGTAGAGAAAGCGGCGAAGGTGTTTTCCATCAACGAACTGGCCCCGATACAAGAAAGCCTGAAAGAGTTAAACGACTGGCTGGGGATCGATGTGGTGCGCTTCAACCCTTACGCACTATTGCAGGCAGCGATCTGACGCCAGCCCGGACACACTCACCACCACCGTGGAACGGCCAGCACGGCCGCAACTGACCACACCGCACATAAGCCCCTCAGCAGCCCGCTGGCAGGGGCTTTTCTTTTGCCTCAAACCACCACGGCGAACCGAAAACGACGCAGCAGCGAGGCGCAGCGGCGCGAAAATCGGCGCAGATAATACCGACCCTATCCCACCCCTCAGCGCGCGCTCATTCCCCCGCCTCGCCCGCACGCAGAAACCCCGCTTTTTTGTGCAAATGTGCAGACCACCGGAAGGCCCGCCCCGTCTGGTCTGCCCTGATAATACGAATGCCGAAATATTTGTGCATTTACGTGCAATTTTTTGCAGTGTTTTTGACGCAATAAAAAAGGGCTTTGTTAGCCCTTAATTTTTTACCTTCCCCACTCCCGATCAGGAAGTCGATCTTTGAAGGCAAGGTAATCGTAAAACTCACGAGTATGGGAAAAAATACATTCACACATTGCAGCGCCAGCGTTTGAAAGAGCCAATTTCAACATGCCGTCAGGTTTAGGATTGCTCACCAAATTTTCATAAACTTGAGCCTGATCTGTACCGTGGACACATAACAAAAGCGACGACTCAAATGTAACAACGGCATCCAGTAAACGCTGATGAATCACGGAAAGGGCCGGTTGGTTTGCAACAATTGCAGTCAAACAGCGGCGATCACCAGTCATGAAAATGGCTTCAGGGTTCTCTATGCACGAAGCAAGCAATAGCTGTTCGCCTACATCAATTCCGGGCACACTCCCCAAAAGCTCAATAAGCTGGGAATCCTGAACTTCCGGGATATCCTGTACAGATTCAATGAAGGCTCCCACCTGCTCGTAAACAACCTGGCTACCACACTTCCTGATTGCTTTATCAGGATTTTTCGGCAGAAGCTGAAAACGAGCAGCAGGGTTAATGAAGATCTGTTCGGGGGGTTGATTAAAAACCACTGGCAGTTGTGATAACAGATTGCACTTGGCCAGTTTCAAAATGACATCATTGTCAGAAAGAACAATCACTTATTATTCCCCGATTAGATTTTCTAAAACCTTAAGATCATCTTCGTGAATATTTTCTAAATCCATCCCGCTTTTCATCATGGCCCTCACAAAATCCTGATCTGAGTCTTCACCAGCGCAGAGTGATTTAACAGCGTTAACAGCAACGCCCCAGCAGTTCTGCGCGAAACCATAATTTAAAGCGATGTGAGTTGGGTCAATGTGATTATCACTTCCAAACTTTTGAGCCGCGCGAGCCAAGCCTGGCCCATTCAACCTGCCAGCGGTAGGAACGATACGTAAAGACTTCTGCCCCGAAATGACCTGGAAGGCGAACTCGTTGGCTTCTTTCTCTACGTTGTCCGTCGAAGCATTCTCAATTTTTGCATCAATATGGCACTGCCCGTTTTCTGCGTTCAGATGCCCTCTGGCGATATGGCCTAACTCATGCGCGAGATCAAACAGCATATAGCCGTATTTCTGAGGCTGAGTAAGAACAATCACCGGGCGCCCGTGACTCATTAGCGCCAGCCCGGCCATTTTTTTGGCAGCTTGAGGGAAGCATTTTAGATAAACAACGGGAATGCCAATCGAATGACAGTATGTTACCAGGCTATCTAGCGACACCCATGATTCCTTAGTAAGAATCTGGGTTCGTATCGCCAAAGGATCCAGCACTGCACTGGCATCGTAAGGGACTTTGAAATTAGACGCGACAATACCGGCCGCAGTATAGGCAACAGCAGTAGCGATATCTAAATCGTTCTCGGCTACATTTTGGCGATGTTTATATTTATGGTTTCCACCAAAGTTAAAGCATACCCCTTCGCTACCATCTTTCAGGCTATCCGGGAGAATGCTAAACATACGCGCAAGGTGCAGGCACGCATACTGGCGCCCTGATGGGGTGTCAGCAAGCTTCTCATCCCACCAGTCAGGCAACAACCTGCGGATGTAAGAGAGATTAAACCCGGCCCGGCCGAATTTAGAATATATCTGACTCATCTGATTATGGTTCGTCATAAGAGCCTCCTAACTGCGTATGTAAGCGAAATGCCATTTATTATTAGCTTAGTTATGACACAAAAGCGCGCACACTATAAGCAGAAAACGGCGAAAGTCATAACTATTTCGGTTGTGTGGAAAATGGGTAATTGCTTCTTAGAGCGGCTTATATCGGCTTAGTTCCGCGAAAATGCTGCTTTCATCCTGTTCACAAGATCGCTTGTTTTTTGCTTCGCCGCCATCACTTGCGACGGCAGCTTATCCAGCCCGGACGCTGCGCGGTTGCGGGATACCAGCCGCCCATCCTGCACGGTCATAACAAGCTCGCCGCACGCCACTGACGCACCGGCCATCATCGATCTGACCATTCCGACGCTGGCATCAATCCCACGTAGCGCCAGCAGTTCACTGATCTGCTGCTCTTTGACTGATAGCCCTGCGCCCTCTTCCCGTTCCGGTGGCCGCGTTTTCCGCTTGGCGCGTACATCATCACTTAATCGCTGCGCCAGTTCCCGCTTTTCTTGCCGTGAAAGAGCATCAAAATTCACCGTCTCGCCCACTTCGTGATCGGCATGTTCAAGACCGTCAGCACCTGTCGCGGGATCCCGCGTACAGTTATTGACAGAACTCCGAGGGGCGGCGCTGCCGCCTGAAAAACCAACGTCAACGGCCACACCGTCAGCGATCTGGCGCTTCGGCACGATTTTGTATTGAGTGGTACGAGTGAAGATCAAAGAGTCATTGCCCGTAATCGGGCAGTAAATACCAGTGATTCGCTGGACGTTATCGCCGTAGGCGTTGCCGTTTTCAGTGGTTTCATAGTTCAGACGGATGCGCAGCTTATCGCGCTCAACCAACGGGCCACCCTGGGCTAATACGTAGTTATCCCATTCGCCACCGTTAGCGGCCTGCCGGGCGGTTTCAAGTTCAGGGTGTAACACCAGTTCTCGATCGCCCAGGCGGCGAAGTTCGCGATATACCGTGACCGGCGCACCGCCGATCTGCTGAAACTGGCGAATAGCCCAGCGCGATGCCCACGCGCTAACGCGGAGTGACATTTCTTTCAGGTCTTCCCCGGTTTCGTCGTCCTTCTCACCATCCAGCGCGAAGCCGTCGATATTCTTCGAAATGTATTTCGCTATGTAGCCGGTTGCGCTGCCGTGGGCATCGTCGATCGGCACAACCTGAAAGCGGTTTTCTTGCGCTCCCGGTTCGTTGCCGTCTTCTTTCAGGGCATATTTACGGAAGATTTCGCGCGCCTGCTCGACGCATTCCGGGCGCATAAAAAGAAGTAAATGCCAGTGTGGCGTTGCATCGTGGTGCGGTTCGACCACGCGGAAACCAAAGACGCGGATCCCTTTTCTCTTCCACGCTGCGCGGGTTCTCGCCCAGACTTTGCAAAGATATTGCTGCGTCTCGCGCGGCGACGCGCCACAGTATTTATTATTGCGGCGCCCGTTATGCTGCATGGAGTGATAACGGGAAGGTGCTGTCAGCGTGTAGAAGTCACCGGCCAGCCCTTCCAGCTTCGCCAGATCTTCAAATCCGCGCATTCTCGTCATGAGTTCGCGGCGACGGTTGGCCGGATTGGCAACACTACCGGCGACTTTATCGATCAGTGAAATGCGCTCGCCCGTGTCCTGGTCTTCCAGTTCCATAGCCTTAAGGTATTCACGGTTAGCCTTTTTCTGGGCCAGCCATTCCGTAAGGCACGGGGCGCTACTGTATGGGGAAGATTTTTTCTGGACGTATCCCGCCGCGATCATCAAGTGCTCACGCCACCGGGCATGGATACGGCGCAGGCGGTTTAACCACCACTGCGGTGACTCAAGACGGAGAACCGCGCGTAACGCGTCCTCCGCTTCAAGTTCTTCATTGCAATACGCTGTCCAACCTGGGATCGGCGTTTTCAGATGCACCGCCAGCGACGCAATACGGCCATAGCCAGAAAGCGCCGCGAACTCAGGATCGCCGGTGCGCGCCAACTGGTGATCGGACTCGCGTATAAACTCGCTCGTAAAGATATCGGCAAGCGTATAAGCCAGTCTTTTTAACTCTTTTTTCCCTGCCCAGAGCATACGGAAAAGCTGATCGCGGACTGGCAGCAGAATGCCAGGCATCACAGTGTCAGGCTGGTAAACACTGTTCACGCTATCAATACGTGTTAACACGTGGCGCTCAAAGGTATTAACCAGCCAGTGATCTGCCGCTTTGCGGTCTTTCGCGTCCAGTGCATCCAGCTTCGCGGCAAAGTGGCGACGGATATACTGCGGAAGAGAAGCCAGACGGCGACGCAGCAGCTTGCTGCGCTCCGGCTTTTCGTCTTCCGCTACCAGTTCACTGAACGCGATATGCTTACGCGTGCCGTCCGGCGTGAGATAGTCGAAACCATCCAGCCCCGGCGCTACATCAACGCCAATCGGCTGGGATGGTTTGTTCCCGCCATAAGCGTAAGGGATAGCATTGTCAGTGCTACCCGGATACGGTGGAGGTGGAGAAGGGGCGCGACGGCCACGGGTTGCCGTGGTCATTGCGCGATCTCCATGTAGGCTTTTAAGAAAGTTGCTGCTGCATAAATATTTACGGCATTTCCGCTGGCGCGTAGTTTTCCCACTCTGGAGGGAACCCCATTAACCAGAGGCTTAAGGCCGGGTTTAACTGGCCTCCACTTTCCATCTCTGCAAAAGAGCCAGTCAGCAGATCCCCAGAATCCGTTAACCGGGCCGGGCCTGCTATCTGCGCTGTCACATCCAGCGTATCCGTTGACAGCTTCCCGTGCCGCATCCTTCCCCCCTGATACCCGCCCTTTCCATCCCTCGCCGCAGGGGTGGGCCAGCCCGCAAGACAAGCAAAGTCCTGTAAGTTCGACTGCCGACCAGCCAGCTTCCTGGCGATCACCTTCTCGGCATCCTGATAAGCGTTCTTCGTATTGCTCGCGGTTGGAGTCGGCCAGCCAGTAAGTACGCTCCCGGATGTGCGGCGCACCGACGCCCGCAGACGGAAACGCCGACGCCCCGAAGGCATAGCCCAAACTTTCCATGTCAGTTTGTACAAGGTCGATCCAGACTTCTGCATCTTTGCTTGAAGACTGTTCGCCAAATATAACGACAGGGCGTTGCTGACCTGCAAGCCAATGAACGGCGGGCCATAGGTGCCGCTCATCATCAAGTTGTTTTCCTTCGCCTGCCTGGCTGAAAGGTTGGCATGGGCAACTTGCTGTCCATACTGGACGGTCGTCCGGCCATCCTGCGACGCGCAAAGCACGGGGCCAGCCTCCAAAACCTGCAAACAGGTGGACTTGAGAGAATCCTTTAAGGTCATTTGGGGTTACATCCTCAACGGAACGAGTATCGACAACACCGGAAGCGATAAGCTCGGCATCAATTAGGTTGCGCAAGTATTGCGCGGCGAAGGGGTCGATTTCGTTGTAGTAGGCGGTCACTGCTGCCCCTCCGCCTTTCGGCTACAACGATCGATTACTTGGTACTGAATTTCTAAACCCAGCTTTTCAGCAAGCGCGTGCTCTGCCTTAGCCCCGGCAGACTGCTGCCAGCCATCCAGCAAGAAGATCCCGTCAGCACAACGCAACATGGCGAAGCAAATATCCATGTATTCCGCCTGCTCTAATCCATCCGGCAAAATCGCCGGATTAAGGGCAACGTTTCCGCGTCGCACTACGTGCCCGGCTGCACGGTTAAAAGCCTGCCGATTGAATCCAGGCAAACCGCTCATCGGGCCAGCGATATAGATTTTTGCCATTAAAAAGCCTCCAGATCGTCAAACGTGCCCGCCGCAACCATCGCGTTGTAAGTCGCATCCCCCATCACTGCGCCACAATCAGGGCAACCGCCGCCGTAACGCCCGCAGCAGTCGCAGACAGGCAGCACGCCGATCACTTCTTTGGCCTTCTGGCGGTTGTCTTTGTCAGTGCTGACGGAACGTTGCACGCTGATTTCGTGCATCTTGAAGGGCTGATAAATCGCGCGGGTGGCTTCGGTGTCACTGTTGGAAATGACGACCTTCACGCCATGCTTACGGTTAACTTCCAGCAGTGCCTGGACTAACTGGCGGTGGTTGTCTTCCGTGAATGTTTCGGTGTGGTATTGGGTAAAATCGGCTGTTTTGCTTTCAGGCAGGTAAGGCGGATCGCAGTAAACGAGAACATCGCCACCCGTGACGACCTGTAGAGAACGCTGGAACGGCGCGCAAAGAAATATTGCCTTTGTATCGTTGGCCTTTTCGGCAAAGAGGCGGATTTCATTTTCAGGAAAGTAGACGCTCTTATACTTGCCAAACGGCACGTTAAAGCCGGTCTTCCGGCTGTATCGGCATAAGCCGTTATAACCGTGACGATTCAGATACAGGAATTGAGCAGCGCGCATAATGCACGCCATTTCAGCGCCATAACGCAACCCACCGCTTTTTACCGTACCCACCTGCTTATTGAACGCGGCGCGGACTTCGTTGTACCCCTGCGGGCTGTTCTTGCTGTTGAACAGTTCGCGGGCCGCATCGATCACTAAGTCCGGGTAACGGGTGACTTCCCGATACAGGTTAATAAGATCCGGGTTGATATCAGCCAGCACATAGCGGCGGTACTCAGTCGCCAGAAATACCGATGCGCCACCTACGAACGGTTCGATCAGACAGTCGGCTGTAGGAAGGTGCGGCAGCAGGTCAGGAAGGACACGGGTTTTACCCCCTGCCCATTTGATGAACGGGCGGATCATAATGCCGCCTCCGACGATTTATCATTCCCAGCGGCTGCAATAGCTTTCAGATTGTCAGAAAGCTGCGCAATCTGGTTCCAGACGTCAGCGGCAGCATTGTGCTTATTCTCATCAACTAAACGGCGGGAGGCGTACCCGCAAACCATTAAAGATATTTCTTCAACCGTGCGAACATCCCGAACGTTCCAGAAATTCCATACTGGCCGGATACCAATAGACTGCATCGCGTGGCTGATGATCGGCATATCGTAGTCAGTGCCACGCGCCCAAACCTTTACCGAATCAGCATCGCAATACGCAAGAACAAACAAGTTCAGGTCAGCGAGAGCAACGCCCAACTGCACAGCCTGATCGCTTAATACAGCGGCCTGAACCTCGCGGGACTTCTTAAACCACCATTTCACAGTATCTGCGCCGATGGTTCCGCCTGCTGCCTCGCTGCTTTCAATATTGACGGTGCGATACATTGACGCATCAACACGGCCAGTCATGGGATCAAATACAGCCGCAGCAAGAGAGACGATCGCCGCAGTTGGCTTTTTATCCAAAGCTTCAATATCAATCATTACATGTTTCATCGCGTTAAACTCCGTATGGGGAAGCGGGAATAGAAGGGCGCTGCAATTCTTCAATGCAGTGCTGGCGCAGGTTGCTGATAAAATTAGTGGTTACTGATCCAGTGGCAGAAAGGGTTAACTCACCATCACGGCGGGTTTTAATGGTTAAGCCTTCATTTTCGATAGCAGGTAAAAGAACATGCAAAATGAAGCTATATTGATCACGTCTGGTCATAATCTCCTCCTCAAAAAAAGAATGAGTTGAACCGCCGCCACTTAATAAAGAGGCGGAGAAAACAGAGTTGATTTTTTAAAACCGAATTACTTAATTAGCTTTTTAAATAATTCAGCCAGTGTAAGCAGGAAGTTTTTATTTATTCTTTGGGTATAAATAAACGGTTTATTTTTACCTTTGATAAATTGAACCTTCGCCGGTTCGGGCTTAAAAAATCTTCCGTCCGGCGTTTCCAGCCAGCCGCGTGAGTTCTTGAAGTGTGTGACCTGGCACCCGTGCTTAAGTAGGCTTGCCAGTGATGGGCCTTCATCGTGCATTACTGCCCCCTTGCTTATACATCTGATCAACCGTGCGCATGGCTTCCGCTAAAGCAAAGTCACGCCCGTAATAATCGCCATTGCTGGAAATACGATAAGAGTGCTTAAACGTAAAAGGATTACGCGGGCATTTCTGAATAGTGAAGCCACGATATAAATATGAATGACGACTTAACTGTATTAATTGCACAGCCACAAAAGCCCCCTCACATTCCCAATTTAAGCAATTCACCATCAACATGGCGGGCCACGTCTTTGGTTATTTTCTTAATCAGCTTTTTATCCCTGATCATAAACTCGCCGCTATTGGTGCGAATCATGAATCCCGTTTGCATATCTTTTAAATGGGTGTCCAGAATGTCGTTGCATTCACGCACCCGGTTTTCGTGGTTGGCTGTTTTCTGGCTCATCGCGATAACCTCAAAGACCGATCCACAGCAACCAAGCGTCGCGCTGCTCTCTCGGACGGTTGTAGTAGGCGTCACGCATTGCGCGGTTGAACTCAGGAATATAGATCCAGTTTTCAGCACGGGCGCCCAGGCTTTCCGGGTTCTTCCACGGGATGATCGGCAACTTACCGTCTTCAATCATGCTCTTAACCGTGGCGGGCTTCTTACCGATCAATTCGGCAAATTTTGGGTATGGAACCGCGTCAACAGCGTGACGCACTTCAATGAACCCCTCTAAATCTTTTTCGCTCATGTGTCATAATCCCCTTTGAAGCGTTTGAACGCTTATTTCGGCCTGTAACTGCTTAAATTGGCGGTTACTCATGGTAGAGATTACCACCCTTGAGGACAATGTTATGGTAGAGATTTCCACCCCGTCAAGTGGGATGGGTGAAAAAATTCGTGTGATTAGAGATGCGGAGGGACTAACAAGGCAGCAATTCTTTGAATTGACTGGAATACCTGCCGGAACCCAAAAATATTATGAGACTGGTAGAGTGGAGAGTATCGGCAGCGATATCTTGCTCAAGATCACTCAACACCCCCACTTTGCGAAATACACGCTCTGGTTAATGACAGGAAATACTGCACCAGAAGCCGGACAAATCGCCCCGGCTCTCTCTCTTGATGGGCCAGAAGCTGCGGCAACGTCGCGCCGCTCCGCCCGCAAAACTGGTTAACACTGCACCATGATTTCATTGACTGGATAGATTCAATTTCACTCTGTCATACCGGAGGGCTTCGCTATGTCGATTAAGAAGCTCGAAGGTGGTCAATATGAAGTAGACGTATGGCCGCGCGGACGTAACGGAAAACGTATCCGCAGGCGATTTGAGAAGAAACAAGAGGCGGTTCTTTTTGAGCGTTATGTACTAGCCAACGCCGACAAAAAAGAATGGCTGGGCGCGAGCGTTGACCGCCGCACCTTAAGCGAGTTGTTAGATACCTGGTGGCTGCTGTATGGACAGACTCAGGAAAATGGCGAGATTGAAAAGCGGCACCTGAATAAAACGATCAGGGCGTTGGGTGATCCAGCCGTTAACCGACTGAACAAGCGAATGATTGCACAGCACCGAAGCCAAAGGCTGGAAGACGGTATCAGCGCAGCAACGATCAACCGGGATATTTACCGTTTGTCCGGGATGTTCAGCACGTTGATAAAGCTGGAAGAGTTCAGGAAGGATAACCCCTGTAAGGGTCTAGAACCACTGAAAGAAGCGCCGCCAGCTATGACCTATCTCGCCAAATCAGAGATCAGCAAATTGCTGGATACTCTGACCGGCGATGATCGACGCGTGGCACTGCTATGCCTCAGCACCGGCGCACGCTGGGGCGAAGGAAGCACGCTGCGAGGCGAGCAGGTAAATCACGGGCGCGTGACGTTCCTTAAGACCAAAAACGGGAAAAAACGCACGGTTCCGATATCGGAAGAACTGGAGAAAGAAATCAAGACCAGCGACACCGGGCCATTGTTCAAAGTTGATTATGAAAACTTCTGCGAACGGCTCAAACAGGTTAAGCCCGATTTACCACGCGGGCAGGCCACGCATGTGCTTCGGCATACGTTCGCAAGCTGGTTCATGATGAACGGGGGAAATATTATTGCGTTACAGCAAATTCTGGGGCACGCCAGCATACAACAGACGATGGTTTATGCTCACCTTGCCCCCGATTACCTGCAACACGCAGTAACGTTAAACCCTCTCGGCGGCGGGCTGGCGGTATGACAATGTTGTCTACATCTTGTCTACACCCGTAACGCTATATCCTTCTTGTAACTGCTTATGGCTGTTGCAAGAAGGATTGATTTATAAGGGATTTTTTCTAAGTACCTGATAAAAAAAACCCCCACATCATGTGGGGGAAGACAGGGATGGTGTCTATGGCAAGGAAAACAGGGTTTACTGGTTACTACGGGTACTGCTATTGCTACTGAAAAACGAGGTTTCTGAGCTT